TAATGCGTTAGTATCACTATCACCAAATACAATATATGCATTTGCTGAATCTGCTACACCTTTAAGTTGCATTGTGTCAGAAAGATTGATATCACCAATCCAAATGTCATCACCAACTTTAAAGTTCTCACCAGCACCATTGGTTGATGCAAGTACTTTACCAGCAGTAACATTACCAGTGGCAACTAAGTTATTATTAACTGTTACGCTAGTGAATGTCGCTAAGTTAGGAGTTGTTGCACCGATGACACCTTGTATAGGACCATATATATTTGATGCATTGATATTACCGGTAGCATTCAAGTTACCGGCCATGGTCATAATACCTGTTGCAACATTAAATGTTAAACGACTGTCACCGGCAAAGTTACCTGCATTGTTGAATTGTAGTTGTGTACTTGAGCCGCCGGGCGTACCCGGAATCGTTACGTTACCTACAGAACTAGTCCATGCTAGATTACCAGCGCCGTCAGTTTGAAGGAAATATCCATTAGTTCCGCCGTTGAGTTTAACATTACCTACAGCACCTAAATTAATTTCTCCACCTGCTGTACCGCCGACATTAACAATCGTAGCAATATTAGCCGCTACATTAACACCTATCAATTGTCCGTTTTCTAATGTTGAAAAATTTGCACTAGCATTTTGAGATCCTTGAATTCTAGAAAAATCAAGTGTAGAACTAGCTGTGAGAATTTCTGTTTGAGTAGTAGATCCTAGAGGTGGAACAATTGCAGGATCATTCCCTATGTATACACGTTGTTCGTCAGTAGCAAAACCTATTTCCCCAATATCTAATTGAGGCAAATCAATATTTGCGCCCGTTCTATGAATGATTTTTGATATTTGTACAATAGCCATAATATAATCTTTATTTGATTATATTATTTATCAACAATTAAACGAACCGACTATAGTATTGTTCTAGCCTTTTAAACCAAACATCAGTGTATTTGTCAAATTCAGTGCCCTCAAGTACGAATTCCTGATACTCGTTAGCGGCTGAACACATAAAAATAACACCCTTACGTATCTTAGTACCGTGTACTTCGTTATGTGCATTAGCATAAGCAGTCAATTGTACAAAATAATCATCAATCCACTCACGCTTTTTAGGTTTGTTCGTCTGTTTATGATCCATGATAGCTTCACTACCATCATGTACACCACATAAGTCAGTTGTACCGGCATATATTGACGGGAAGTATACTGGAACTTCAGTACCCCAATATTCATTACATTTACTCAATCCTTGAGCAATGATACTTGTTGCCATCTGATGACTTTGAATACTATAGGGATTAGATCCAGGTGTTCCTATCTCTCCTGTTTTAACGTAATCTTCAAGCCACTTGTGCATACGTGTGCCACGTCCTGCGGCTTCTGTTGTGATTGCTTGTGCTTGAACTGCACCTACTCGTTTACGCCAGTTTTGTAATGCTTGTTTAGATTCTTCTGATTTAGTAGCATCTAATATTGTAGTGACTGAGGGAAGTTTGTTACCATCGGGTGTTGCATATCTGCGTCCTTCTGGTGTATCAATACGTTTGATAGGTTCGTATTTAAATTTATCGGGAGTGTACATATGGCAATTGTACTACAAATTTCTCTGTAGTACAATAGTTTTGGTTAACTCATCGCTCGTTTAGCCATTGTAGAGAGAGTTTTTTTGTTATCGCTTGGCTTTGGAGGCTTGCCTAATTGTTCTGTACCTTCTTGACCCTTGAATATAACTTCATCTTTATTTACATTATGAATGATGTTTACTAAAGGTTCTTTTTTGACAATATCAAATAAATCTGCTTTGTCAATGCCTATCTCATTATCTTTGAAATAATTCAATAATTCGTCTGTACTTATTGTATTACCTGAATCCACTACTCTGTCTTTAAGTTGGTTGGCAACAGCCTGCAACTTAACACGTAGTGGATCATCTTCAACAAATTCGTACAGTCTCATTTTAACGAGTCGGGCGACCTACGCCAGCTACTGCTTCTTCTTCATCTGGTTCAGTTGGAAGGTCTGATAGTTCATCGTCGGGTTCTTCACCGCCCAAGTCAGCCATGTCTTCGCCTGCACCCATGCCATCTTCATCACCCATTCCCATGTCCATTCCCATATCAGAACCTGGCATAGACATATCACCACCTTGACCTGTAATAGATCCTAGGGCGCCGTTCAATGTACCTTTAGCTTGTGTCAATGCGGCTTGTAGACTTGTCAATGCTTCTGTAGTTTGTTGTTCAAACTGTTGGCCTTCATTTGTACCAACTTCACTATTAACACCGTCAACAACTGCTGGTAGTTCTTTAACTAACATGTCAGAAACTTGTTCAACCATTTTCTGAATAGAGTCAACCATTTCTTGTGCAGCCAAAATAACTTGTGACTTTTCAACTTCTTCGTTCTCTAAAACAATACGTGTATTGTATAGTGGAAGAGCCTTAAGTTCACCATAGTGATGATTTAATGCTTGTTCCATGAATACTAGTTTTAAGTATGCTGGATTCTTTTCAGTGCTCTGGGCACTGTTCTTTTGGCGCATTTCATTCATAAGGCCATTGACCTTACGCATCATACGTTCTGTTTCATACAGGCTAAATTTGTCAAGTCTCAATTCAGTATTGAAGTGTTCCTTGAGTGCTTTTTTAGCAACTGTAATTGGTTTTAAGTTAAATTCTGTTAGTTTCATAGTATATTCCTAGAGTACTGATAATATATTTATCACTTTATAAATTATTTTATGGCTTCATTAAACATCTTATTTTGCCAAATTTTGACTTGTTGGCTATAAGTGTCTATCTTTTCCATCACATATTTTCTTTTGAGCCTATTCTCACTTAATTTAGTAAAATAAACGATTTTTGCTTCATAGTTCTTGCTTTTATCACATAAATTTTTGTAAATTTGAATATTAGTATCCAAACCCTCAAGTTGGGTGTCTAATCTAGCTACTATGTCACTGTCCGTGAGATAGTTTCTTTTGTCAAAAGTAGTCCAAATAACCGCATTTCTTAGACTGTAGAAGGTTTTGTTTAAATGACTGCTATGTTTTTGAACGCAGAACTTTTCATCAATTTTGGTAATTTGATATTTGTTATATAATTCATAACCTACATCATTTTCAATAATTAAACTTTCAGCAAGATGATTTATTTCATTTTTGCTGAATATTTTCTTAACAATATCAAATACTTTATTCTCGTTCATTGACTACCTCAAAAAATACATTTCTTAGTTCGGGACTGATATCTAAAAATGATGGGAATTTATCATATTCTCCGTCTACCTTTATGACAGGAACTCCGTCACAATCAGATAATAATGCCCCTAACTCATCAACACCATCATTGAATACATTACCAAAAGGTACTGTAAATTCAAAGTTATAACATTGCTGGTCTTCGTCAGTATCATATAAAAATCCAAACTTTCCAAATTCTGTAAAGTTAATTGTTTCCATAGATACATCTGAAATATTTTCAGGTTGACCCCTCATTGATATCACTTGTAAAATAGTATCAAAATTCAACTGACAATTTCTAGCTTTAGTGTATTTTGATTTTTCATCGTCAGACAAATTATCAGGAATTCTACGGCCAGTAATTCCGGTATTTTTAATATTAAACAAAGTATAACATCTAATTCTATATGACATACAGTATTTATAGAGGTAAAAAAGCCCAAGAAATTCTTGGGCTCTTTATCAAACTAAGTTTGAATTAGCTAGTGAAAGTTGCGCCAGCTGTAGTTGTACCGCCAGTAGCTGTATCTAATGTACCTGTTGTCCATGCGCCTGTTGGGTAGACTGCAACTGCGATTGTGTCTGTAGATGTATCAGTTACTTCATAGATATAAATAGTAGCCAATTGTTGAATTGTGTTAACACAATTTAACAATACTGTACCGTTTGTAGCTACGTTAGCTAAAGCGATTGTGAAGAAGTCTAACTTTGGACCTTGTGGTTGAACTGGAGCTGCTGATGTAACTGCGTTAACTGCGCCAACTGTATAGCCGGCTGCGTCATAGTTCATTACTGGTTGAAAGTCACCGTGAGTACGTGTTGTAAATGCCATGATATTATTCCTTTAAATGTTTTGAATCATATAGATTCATACATTTATTTATGCCTGGAACAAAAAAATGTTGGTTTTGGCTAGCCTCTAGCAGCCAAATTTTGACGACTAAAGCCCATTCTGTTAACAAATTTAACCCCGTGGGCAACAAAGCCTTCTTGGGTTTGTGTACCGTCAGCCAAATATCCTTTAACTGGACTAGCTTCAGCGGCTTTGTCTAATTGAGTAACTACTTGCATTTTAAGATTATACAATGCAATCCAAATCTTAAATGTAGCAATTATTCCGTTATAATTGTTGTCAAAATGACCCGGAACATGTTCTTCTTGTCCTGACTCAGGATTTGCAACATTATACCCAAATAATTTCTTATATACAGGTTCTGACATTTTTCTAGTTTTAGCAAAATCAATAAAATCTTCA